GAAGCCAGATGAGGCGAGCTTCGGGTAGGTCCACTTCGCGTAGATGCGCGCTCGGGCAAGAGGGGCGAGAGCTGACGTGCCGCCCTTCCACTGGGAGTGGGCCTTACCTCGGAGCGTGGGAACTGTGCCATCGAGTCGGTGACGGGACATGCGTTCGCTGTACTCACGTTTCTTCTCTTCAGAGAAGTTCTGTGAGTTCAGTTTTCCGTACGCAGAAAGTCTCTCGTCAGTCTCTTTCGTCTCTCCCTTGTTCCAAGCTGACCACTCTCCCCTAGCATAGCTAGCATTTCGTGATGCATGACTCTTGTCTCGAACTGTTGGGTTATGACCCCAGTTGTTCTTGATCTTCTGACTGTGACCTCGAAGGTATGTCGTGAACCCTTTCTCGACCGAGAGGAATCGAGTGGGCTTTCCACATCCACAAGCGCAGAGTGGTTGACAGCCACCGTATGAGATAAGGACGCAGAGGTGCTCTGCTTTGCCGTTGTGCTCATGTCGATAGTGGATGGACAGAGAGATGAGCTTATCAAACTCCTTGTCGCATGATGGGCATTTGTGCATGTTCTCACTCTACAGTATGACTGAGCATATGTATATGTGAGCGTGCAAATAGAAAGAAGGCCCGTGAAAGGGCCTTCTTTTTCAACATCAACGAGTTCGTCGATGACTTAAAATTGAAGCACCGCCTGATCAAATCGGATCGTGAGCTGGATCTCCTGGGCGTCAGCTCCGTCGTACGCGAGCTCTCCGAAGTTCGCTGACGTGAGCCACGCGCCCTTGATGTCCCAGAGCTCCACGACCGTGCCGACAGGGTCGAGAAGCTTGAGCTGAATGTCGCGCTTGTAGAAGTCAGCGTAGCCCGATCGGCCGGACACTGACTCGAAGTGCGTCCTCACCCACTCCATGACCTGCTGAGCGCCCGAGGGAGCGATCGGGTCGTGGAGAGTGACCGACATCGTCTCGAACTTCGTCAGTCCAGCGAGGTACCTGCGGGAGTTGATGAAGGGAAGCTCGATCTCGTCCGTGGTGAACGTGGGGCGAGCAGCGGTCTTGACGATGTAGGCGTCGATGCCCTCGATCATGAGGACCCAGCGATTCTTGCGCTTCGGCTCGAACTTCGCAGGAATCATCGAAGAAACGTCTAGTGTCTCAGCAGCCATGTTCAACTCCGTTCGGGTCCTGTCGCGTCCCCGTTATGCGTAAGTAACTCAGCCCCCAGAAAACTCGCCCCAAATTGCGACCCTCACCTGTCCACGATGCCGTAGATGCCGAGGATCTGCTTGAACTTGACCACCAGCTCGTCAAAGTCTCCGCTCGAAGAAGTCGCCTCATCAGCTAGCTCGTCGACCAGAGCATCCACGTCCACCATGGTCGACTTGACGTAGCCCTCTTGCAGTCGACTGACCGAGACGTCGAGGAGAGCATTCGCCACCTCGTCCTCCACCATCTCGGTCAGTTCCTTGCGGGTGATTCTCATGTTGTCTCCCAGAATATTCGTCGCTAATCCTACGGTGTAACCAACCGGCGATTAGCGACGAATATGTCCGCCTTACTGATTGACGTTGTTGGCCACAACGAAGTCGAGCGACACGAACTCCAGAGTCTTCGTGGGCTGGACGAAGATCTTGCCTCGGAGGGTGTTGTTCTCGATGTCGTCCTGGGTCGTCGTCGAGGAGTCGATGACCACCTTGAAGTTCTCGAGTCCAGCGAGTGCCTGGATCCTCTGCAGGCGGGGCGTGACCGCAGCCGAGAAGCGGGCCAGCGTCGATGCCCTGTTGGGCTCGAAGATGATGGTCTGAGCGATGTCGCGCACCTGGCGACGGATCTCGATCAGGAGGCGTCGGACGTTGACGCGATCCAGCGCGCTAGCAGCGAGCTGAAGGGTCTTCTGTCCCCACACGACCAGGCCACCCTGGGGGTTGGTGCCCGACTGGGCAGCTCCCGGGAAGTGGACGATGGGGTTGATGCCGTTGTCGTACAGCGTGTCCATGTCCTTCTGGCTCAGCCTAACGCGCGGCTCGAGAGCAGCGGTGGGAAGAGCGCCCCTCGTGAAGCCCGCCGGAGCGAACCACGGGTGGCCGACAGCGTCGTTCAGGGCCAGAGCTCCGAGCACGACGACCGACGGCGGGACGAACAGGTTCGTTCCAGTCGGGTCCTTGTAGAGGACGTCGGGGAAGTAGGAAGCGCCGAAGGAGGTGTCCACTGAGCGGTCCTGGAAGACCTGCACAGTGTTGGTGACCGACGGCAGCTGCGTGTCTGCGTTGACGTCGGATCCGAACTCATCCTGCTGCTCGAGGTCCACGAGGAACAGAGCGTCGAAGCGGGACTCGACGGCGAGGATGCCGGCGTCCGTCACAATCGGCTGGCGGATGCCAGGGATTGCGAGGAGCTGGATGTCTCCGTTGACCGTGTTCTGCATGATGTCCAGGGCCTTGAGGTAGGTCCTGACGTTGGGTCCCTCGTTCAGCCCGCGACCCGCGGCGGCGTTCATGTCGGCTGCGACTGCAGCGTTGTTGATTGCCGCCTCGTCTGCGTCGAACAGGTTGGTGCCGTCGAATCCGCCCTGGAGCATCAGGGTGAACTTGGCGAAGGTCTTGTTGGACGTCAGGTCCTCCACCTTGAAGTTTCTGACCTTGGAGGAGTCCGTGCCCAGACCAGCGAGGTCTGCAGCAGTGAGGGCGCCGTCTCGAGCGTACACGGCGTCTGCCCACTTGTTGGGGTTGGCGAGGCCGTTGGTGCCCGTCACGACCATGATGTTCTCGAGAGAGAACATGTTGTTGTTGAAGGTGTCAGCAGCGTCGCTGTCTCCCACAGCGAACGGCAGGGTGTCCACTGCGAAGTTCGGGAAGTACTTGGCGAAGGACTTGAGAGAGTCGTTCGGCAGAGTGTTGGTGTTCTTCTTGAGAAGCGCCTCGGGGTGCTCGAACTGGACGCCCCAGTAGAACTTCGATTCCACCTGCTCAGTCGACGACCACTCTGTCGAGGTCGTGATCTTGCGGCGGAGGGGAAGGGGCGCCTGGACAGTGCTCTTCAGCACGTTGGCGTCGGCGAACGCTCCAGAGACCGGAGTGTCGATGGCGGGCAGGGGTGCCGAGCCGCTCGTGACGAGGTACTCGATTCCTCTGAATCCGACCGGGATCGCAGAGGGATCCACGAAGCCGTTCTCCACGTCCGTGTTCATCTCGACGCGGATGTAGTTGGAGCGGTTCTCGTAGTTGCCCTCGACCGTCAGCTTCTGAGAAGACTCCTCGCGGTCGAAGTCGAAGTACGCGTGAGCGTCTCCGATCACCTTGGCGATGTAGCGGTCAGACGACGGGTCCAGGTTGACGCCCGAGTAGGTCTCGTTGGCGATGGGCTTCTTGTCCAGGTCCCTGTCCGTCCAGTCGCGGAGGACGACAGTGAAGGAGCCGAACTTGTTGAGAGGGTCGGTCGAGGGAGTGATGTTCTCGATCGAGATCTTGACTCGGCTTCCGGCACCGTTGCCATCGTCGATCGTGTGGAACCTGAAGAGGTTCTGGGCGGACCCTCCGAACTTCTGCGAGGTGATCCACGGCGTCTGCGCGTGGCTGAATCTGTCGCGGAAGTTCTCGTAGTTGGGGACCGTCGTGCTGCCGACGTTCCTCGACAGCGAGGAGGTCACGACGAAGGCAGAAGGCTCGACGCCCGGGTGAGCAGTGCCGCCTGCGGAGAACGAGTCGGCGAGGAGGCCGCTACCTGTGACTGCAGCGAGGACCGGGTGGACGTCCCAGGCGGCATAGAGGTAGTAGCCCGTGGACTGAAGCTGCGTCGGATCGGTGTTGAAGGCCTTCGCGAAGTAGCTCTTCGACGTCACATCGAACGACGCCGTGATGACGTTGGGCTTCGATGCGTCTGTGCCCTTGTGTCCATTGAGGAGAACGATGAACTCCTGCTTGGGGATGCCGTTCTGAGAAAGAACGACGTCGCCCATCGTGCTGCCCTTGGCATTCGCCACTGTAGCGACGAGGTTGGATGCAGGAGCCGAGGATGCCACGTTCGGCAGAGACGCGGACATTCTGACGATGACGCCAGATGCCGCGAGGAGGACACCTCTGACGACCGGAACTGCGGTCGCCGAGGTCTGAAGTCCAGCATCGCTGAAGACCGTGCTTCCGGCCGACTCGGACATGAAGCATCCGAGGAAGTAGGTGCGGCCGAGTGGGCCTCCCAGGTTGGCGTAAGCATTTGACGTGATCACGCCGGTGGAGTCAGGCTCCTGCTCACCGACTGTGAATCCTGCAGACGTCACGTCTCCAGTCACGGTGTCGCGCTTGCGTCCGTCCCCGGCGCCCAGAACCCTGAGGTAAGTCAGGGCGCTGGCGTTTCGGAGCCATTCGACCACTGCGAGTGGGCCGAACTTCTTGCCGTCGGTCTGTCCGAACTTTGCGTACCAATCGGACAGGTTGCCGACTGTGACGGGAACGAAGGCAGGTCCCTTGAGGGACGTGCCCACGACTCCTGCAGGGACTCCAACGGGCTGCTGCGACACCGGGCCGGAGATGTCGATCTCTCGTGCAGTGACGCCCGCGCTACCAAATTTCAGCTGTGCCATCTATTCGCTCCGTTGTGCTAACTATCCCGTCGGTCGACCAATTTCAGACGAACTGCACACCACTGTTGGTGATGATGAAGTCGATGCTGATGTATTCGACGACTCTCGTCGGGACCACGACGATTCTTCCGTTCATACGGTTGAGGTCGTTGTCCTCCTGCGTGTTGTTCGACTCGTTGCAGATGACCTGGAAGGCCTCGATGCCTGCCTGGACCTGGACGAGGCCGAGCTGGAAGGACACATCTGCGACGAACTTGTTGCGGAGTGCCGCAGTGTTCTGCTCGAAGACGAGCCTCTTGGCGATGTCGATGATCGTCCTCTTGATCTCGAGCATCAGACGGCGGACGTTGACTCGGTCGAGGGCGCTCTTGTTGTTCTTGAGCGTCTTCTGTCCGTAGATGACGTATCCGAGCCTCGGGAACGTCGCGATCGGGTTGATCCTCGACTCGTACAACCTGTCTCGGTCGGACACGTTGAGGCGGACCTCGACGTTGGACACGAAGTCCAGAGCGGCGCGGTTGAAGCCTGCGGGAGCGAACCAGGGATAGGCGATCTTGTCGTTGAAGGCCAACGCTCCGAGAGCTGCCACGGACGCCGGGACCTTCACCTTGCGGAAGTTGGTCGCGTCGTCGATGAACACTGACGGGAAGTACGTCGCTGCGTAGTCGTTGTCGATCGCTCGGTTGTCCACTGCAGCGGCCGTGATGTTGATGTTGGGCTTTGCAGTGGAGTCGTCGTACAGTCTGTTGCTGTTGTCGTCGTACGCCGGAACGTCCATGACGTGCATGGCGAGACCGTAGTCACGAACCTTCTGCATCGTCTGGTCGTTGATGTACGGCTCGCGGATTCCGGGGAGGCACAGCAGGTTGTTGTTTGCCACCATCGGGTCAGTCAGGATGTTGACTGCCGTCAGGTAAGAAGCGACGCCGCTGTTGTCCACGTCCTGACCTGAGGGGTTGGAAGCGAATCCGAGGATGCTGTTGTTCTGCGATGCTCCGCCGCCCGTGTCGAAGGACACCGACTTGTCATTCATGCGACGAGCGTTCCTCTCGAGGAAGTTCGTTCCATCGAAGCCGCCGTACATGAAGTTTGTGAACTTCGAGTAGGATGAGAACCTGTTGAACTCCGATGCCGTTCCGCTCGCGAGGAGCGTGGCGAACGTCATTCTGTTCCTGCCGGCCTCTGTGAAGGTGTACTTCGTGGAGTCCAGCTGGGCATTTCTGACGTAGGCTGCTTCCTTCATGTGGTTGTTGACGCTGCTCGTCAGGTCACCCATCGAGGTGTTGTAGAGCGCCACGTTGGCGAGGGTGAACTTGTTGTTGTTGAGAGTGTCCTTCGTGGATCCCGTCACCAGAGCGTCTAGCTTGGAGATGCCGACGAACTTTGTGAGAGCTCCCAGGAGGTTGTTCTTCTCAGACACCACGTTCGCGTTGAGGACGGTGTTGTCCGTCGGGTCAGACGAGGTGGATGCCCTCTCGAACTTGACACCCCAGTAGTAGGCGACGTTGGCCTGCTCAGATGCTCCGGGAGCGCCTGCCCACGGTGCTGTCGAGTTCACCTCGCCGCGCGTCACCTTGAATCGAAGGGGAACGGGAGGAAGGAAGGAGCTGGACATGCCGAGAGCGGGAGCCGAGAGTACGCCGGCGAGGCGGGCTGCCGACGACAGAAGAACGTCGGAGCTGTGCAGGCTCGGGTTGACGTTCAGGTGCTCAGGACCCCTGAAGCCGAACGGAAGAGCGTCAGAGGGCGTGAGGGTCTTCTCGACCGCGTCTGCCATGACGATCCTGACGTAGCGCGACTTGTTGTCGTACTTGCCAGTCGCGACGAGGCGCTTCTCCCCAGGCTCGACAGTGTCGAAGTTGAAGAACACCTTGCGGTCTCCGATCATCTTCGCCACGTAGTTGGTCGCGTTGGGGTCGAGCGTGCAGTTGGAGAACTGCTCGATCACGTTGAGCGCGGTGTCGGTGTCGTCCCATGCTCTGATCTGGACGTTGAACGTGCCGTACTTGTTGGCGTTGTTCGTGGACGCCCTGACGTTCGAGATGGACACCTTGTAGAGCTGGTTGGCGTACTCGCCGTCATCCAGGGCCTCGATCTTGAAGAGGTCGTACTCCGTCTTGCCGAAGGGCTGCGAGATGAACCACGACGTCTTGGGAGCCGTGTAGCGAGTGTTGTACGATCCGAAGACCTCCTTGAAGTAGAGAGAGGTGTCTCCGTTGGCAGACACGTTGCCCGAGCCCGAGAGGATGGCGCACACGCTCGAGTTGTCGACGAAAGCCTCGCCCACATCCACAGCGAAGTCAGCGTGCAGGTAGTGCTGCGACGTGTAGAACTTGTCTGGGTCGGTGTTGAGCAGCTTGCCGAAGTAGTCCTTGTCCGACGGGTCGAACGACGCAGTGAAGATCTTGAGTCCCGGGAGACCGTCATCGGATCCGAATGCAGCGCCGAGGGTCGAGGAGATGATCAGCTTGAACTTTCCGCCCGATACGACAGCGTCGTCCGTGGCAGGAACCCCAGCGACTGCGCTGTTGTTGGCGATCATCACGCGAGCGGTGTTGGGCGTCATGACCATGCCTCGGAGGAGGTTGATGGCCGAGCCAGCGGACGTGTCGTTGTCCGTGAACATCGGAAAGCCAGCCGACTCGTTCGTTCCGAGCGTGTGGTGGGCAGTGAGGAACTGCACGACTCCCATGCTCCTGTGATCTGCAACGGCGGTGCCGCTCAGCACGAAGCCAGCATTTCGAACTGTGCCCTTCGCTGCAGTGGCAGAAAGGTCGGCATCAGACGAGTTCGCGCCAGCGCCGAGCACACGAAGATACGTGAGCGCGGATCTGTGCTTCAGAAACTCGTTCGAGGCGTACGGTCCGTAGTGCTTCGGATCCAGGCCGCCGAACTTGTCAGCGAACTCGCTGAAGTTTGCGACAGTGTACGGAACGAATGCCGGCCCCTTGTTCGATGTGCCGATGACGGCAGCGGGGACGCCGACTGGACCAGTAGTGGTGGGAGCCGAGAGGTCGATCTCACGCTCGTAGAAATTCGGCGACTTGAAGGTCTGCTCTGACATTACGTATCTCCTTGACTTCGCGTTCTGCGATAAGTATCTCCCGATTTTTCAGGAATCACTTATCGACGATAGCAATTTCAAGGCCACCCAGAGATGCGCCAGTGAACACAGTCTCGCCCGATCGATTGCGGGACACCGCCTTGACGTTAGAGGGTGCGAGGACCGTGCTCGAGAGCCTAGTGGGATCTGAATCATCAGTGTCATTGACAGGTGAAGCGACCACTGTGACGTCCGTCTCGAACTTGATGATGGGTGACGACACGTATCGCTTGATGGGAATGGGAGCTCCGGGGGACGCCGGAACGAACAAGTAAGCCGGGACGACGACCTCAAACTTGTGTTTGAGGAACCTCTCCTCAGTCGACATGTCGTCGAGGTTGTTCTCAGGCGTGAAGACTCCATCCGTGACAGATGCTACGAACCAGTACCCTGATGGAGTCTCGAGTCGCCAGCACTGTCCCTGCGGAAGGTAGGAGCCGATTATCTTCTCGATGATCTGATTGGTGTGCTGGACGTACTGGGTCCAGATCGTGACCTCGTACTTGATGGTGTAGAACTGCGGTGCGGGAACTACGATGGTCTCGATGACGTTATTGCTGACGTCGGACTTCAGATACGCTCCGCCCTGCTTGATGTCATCTGCATTTGACAACTCACCGATGGGTGCCTCGGACGTCAGAGCCTCTGAACTCGAGGTCACGGAGGGCACTGCGACGTTCGGTTGGTTGCGCAGAAGAAATCGGTTAATCAGGGCTTGGTAACTACGGTCCGATTTGTCAAGCTTTCTTCTGATCAACATCTCGCCGGTCTGCTGATTGATTCCGCGACCGGTCACGTCGAGAGTTGGGTCCTGACCCATGTCTGTTCGAACGACAGTGATGAGTGGGATAACGAGCGTGTCGTTTCTGTCCCTCACACCCCTGTTCTTTTTGATCATAGCCCACTTCTCTGCGGTGGCCACGATGATGGGAACCTTCTTGGCAGTTCCGCTGCCCTTGTCAGCGACCATCGGTACGATCTCGTCCTTGAAGAGTCTGAAGAGTGCCCTGTCCACATCTACCAGACCGACAGGAGGAATGAAAAGGTCGGGAAGGCCCGAGCCCGTCTCGTACCCTGTCCTGAGGGGAGACTGCTTGTTGTTGGTGATTCCCTGCGGAAAGAACCTTGTCGCCATCAGACTT